GAAAAATACGGAGTTATTGTACCTGTAATGTTAGATGCTGTCCAGTTGTCAGACAACAAGTCTGCTATGGTCTTGTCAAGATTCTCTCTTGCTCCAACTAAGTTTGTAAATGTTACTGCCATTATGAGTACCAAACGTGACCCCAGCGTGATTGATCTGCTGGAGTCTGATTCATGTAAGATCCTAGCAATACCTTTACCATGTCATAAATCTGCATTGTACTCAAAGCTGTTCTTGAACCCAAATATCTTAGTATCTCTGAACCTGCTAGGTTTGCTATTGAGTCTATGGCAGTAGGTACAGTAGTAAAATCTGTATTTCTGTTTAATATTAGATTAATTACATCAGTTACCGTATTCTGTACTGACGTTACCGTTGCAGGTGTACTGGATTTAGTTCCTCCCCATGCAAGTTTCTCCATTTCGTCAGTAGAACCGTACTTTGTCATAATAATTGTTATATAGACTTCAATCATTAGAAGTATTTATGTCACAAATTTTTATGCTTGATCTAGGTTTGGAATGGATTAGACACGCAAACAGATATTTAGAGAATTTGTACCAAATTAGTACCTCAATGTACGGTACAGTTACAGTACACAAACAAGAAGAAGATAGGTCATTTGAGAAAGAATTTGACTATATCATACAAAGCTTAGGGCTTTAACCCCCTTTTTTTATCTATTAGGATTGGTGTCATAGTACACCCTGTCTGCTATTATTCGTTCCTTAGTTCTATATTCCTTGTCATGCCACATCTCTATTCCGTCTACGCCTGACTGACTGTCACTGTTAATCTCTCTTTTTGGGTGGTCCTTAAACCATGCGTACATTTGTGCAATAATCTCTGTGCCGTCTTTTTCATACAAAGAGCCATGAGATATTGTATCTTCACTTTGCAAGTGTTTGAACGTAAACGGTTTTTTGAACAGTCGTGGTCTGCTCATTGTGGTTATGCCTACCATATGCTGCTTGATAGGATAGCACTTTTCAGGTCTGTCCTGTATAGTTCGTAACGAACTGTCAAAGACCTTTGGATTTATGTCCATATATTCGTCAGAGTCACAGACTATCATATAGTCCATCTTGTCCTTTTTTGCCAAGCTCCAATACTTGTTTCTTTTCTCAATCTGAGTCTTGTTATTCATGTCAACGATATGTATCTTGGAATAGATGTTCTGTAGGTCCTTGAGATACTTTGAATCTGATTCCTGCTTGTCTTTTCTTCCAGCATAAATTCCATCAATTACATAGAATTTGGTTATATAATCATATACAGTGTCATTGGTTAAAATTTTTATCAGACCTTTGGTGTCGTCAAAGTAGTTTATCCCTACTCCTACTTTAAAGATATTGTCTGATGTCAATTATAGATAATGTGAATTTAGTGTACTTAAATCTATCCCAATACCAATAGTTTACTGTGAATCTGTTGTTTACATTGTCATGTACTCCAGATACGAAATGAGGAGTTCCGATCAGTAATGCATGGCATATCTCATGCTGTATTCTGTCACTGTTCTCTCTTAGTTTGAATATGTTGCGAGAGTCATGAAGATACAGGTCAATTCTGAATTTACCTGTCACACCGCTTGGCATGTCTGGATTGATCTTCTGACCTGATGTTGTGTTTATGTGTTCAAAGAACTGAGGATTGGTGTCTTTCAAATCCCAAATATGTATATCCCATTTCTGTAGCCATCTGCCTATGTTATAGACTTTGAGATGTGCCAGAGTATTCCATACTGTGCTTTTTACAAATCCTTTGTTGATGTCATTGGTATGGAAGTTAATCATATAAAAAAATAAGAAATAAGGTATTTAACCCCTATTCTGAGTTGTCATTTTTGTGCTTTGCATAATCTGCACCAATTAAGATTGCTACAGGTGCAAGCAAAGCGATAGCTGTATTTTGATCTAATGGGATTTGACCCATTCCTGTCCATAAGGCTACTAAGCCTGTATATGCACCAAGACCATAATATCTTAGATTTCCTGCCATACCAACTGCTTTATCTGATACTATATAACCATTATTGTCAGATTACGCCTAAAGTTCTACAAACTTCGATAACTGTCAAACCTATTGCCATGATTGCAAGTATGTAATCTCTACGTCTTAGTTTGTTTGCCTGCTTCTTTTCCATATCTGATATGTGGGAATTGTATTCAGTTTCCATAGTAGTTATTCTTATACATAATTCGTTAATCCTATCCTCTATCTTGTCTAGCTTCTCGAATATACGAGCTTCGACATCCATACAAAAATGTATGAAGTTAGAATAAATAGAAGTAAAAAAAAATAAAAGTATAGTTCTATGCGTTTACAGTAGAAACTATGATGTATGTATTTGGATCGAGGATGTCTACACCAATTCTGTGAGTCCAAACAATATCCCAGTATTGTCCTGCGACGTTCTTTTGGAACTCAATTTCCATCTTTCTTTGTGATGCAAGTGCAAATGATTTGCCTTTGACACAAACTAAGTTTCTGTCTGCATTGTTTGCTGAAAGAAGTTCGTTGGTTACAACTATGTCAATACCATAGAGTCTCTCCATTTGTCCGAGTCTGGTAATACCTGCATTTCCGATTTGGGTATATTCGGATAATGAAGTTGAAGAAATTAGTGATTCAAAAGCTCTTGGGCTGATGAAAGCAATCAAGTTACCTGGAGAGGTATCTTGTCCTAATTCTTCTAGGTATCTCTTACTGAAAGTAAGACCATCTTCGTCAAATTCACCGTCAGCATCTTCTTCTGTTGGGTTAGTTGTTGCAGCACCGTCGCTACCACCAATGTGGTAAGGAGCTGTACTAACGCCACCAAAGTCATGATCTGTTGCAGCCAAGTCTTGGAGAATTAGTTTGTGCTCATCTCTGATTGCTTCTAATCTTGCAGTTTCTCTAATTGCGTTAAGGAAACTTGCAGGATAGTCCTCAAGATTTGCTTTTTCAACTACTTGTCTCCAGCCTCTGATGTTACAAGTAACATCTACTGCTGTAAGGGTGTGAGTAACTGCTGTGATGTCGGTAGTTGGGCTTTCGGTAATTGCTCCTGCATCTGGTACTGTGATTCTGTAGAATCTTGCAGTATTTTGTCCTGTTGGAACAGCTTGGAATTGACCATACTGTCTGATAGGAATTGCAGTTTTAGATCCGATTTGAATTGAGATGTTTGCAGATTGTCTAACACCTGGAATAGTTCCTGATGTTGAAACTGCTTCTTGAACCTCTCCGTTTCCAGATTGTTTCTGGATAGAGTGTGTTTCAATCCATCCTTCTTTTTCAAGGACTAATTTGTTATAGCCTGTCTCAAAGAGTTTATCCATGAAGGCTTGTCCTTGTTCTTCAGTAAATGCTTCTTCAACATAACCTGAGTCAGTTGATTCTGCTACTTCAGATTTTGGATTCCAATTCTCTTTAACAGTTTCAATAACTGCTTTAAGGGTTTCAGAATTGGATTTTTCAATTCTTTCGGCAACTTTGTCAGAAACATCTTCTTTAGCAACTTCTTCTTTAGCTGGTGCTTCAGTTGTTGGTGCTACTTCAGTTTTTGCTTCTGCTTTACCTACTTCTACTTCGCCATCTGTTTCAATGGTTACTTTGACTTTTTCCTCTACGTTCTTTTCAGAATGTTCGGTTGTCATGTATGTTTTCTTGTCTTTGTCTTTATTGGAAGTAATATCATCCACATCCACAGATCTATCCATATCGTCGCCCATTGGTTCTTGAGGCGGAATCTGTGCTGCTGGTTGTACTTGTGGAGGCGGTGCAATAAGTCTCATAAATTGTATCTCTAATGCTGCCAGTATCTCAGTACATTTTCTGTCTAACTCATCTTGTTCAAGGTTAGGATTTCTTTGTCTTATACTGTCTGATAATTCTTGTTTTAATCTTATAGGATCAAGGAAACCTCCAAATGATGAAGGTATTTCTTCTGTTTCATTTAATACTTTGATATACTGTGCGTTGTGTGATTCAATTACGCTTAATGTTGATTCTGGTATTCCAGGCGTTCTTACTATTGATAATTCTAATATTTCGTCTAGTACAGGTGCGTTTAGGCATTTGGCTTTCACAGCATCACATAGTTCTCGTTGCTCCAATACTGATGCTCCTATTGATACCTGATACTGTTCGTTCTCTAATCTTCTTTGCCATTCAGAGTCAAATACTGTTGCTTCATATTTTACCTGACTTTTCTCCTCATCAAAGGTAAATGTTACCTGACCTATGTGAGTGTCTTTGTCATGCTCTACTCTTAATGGAACTTGTTTACCGTCAAATTTCTTTAGTTCTTCTGTGTCATAAAATACACCGTTTCTTGACTGTCTAGGCATCAATGCAATACCTGCTATTCGTTCTGCCATGCTAATATTCTTCCATAAGTGATATAGAGAAGTATTTAGAACTCCTTAAAGTATATGTGCATATGTTGAACAGTAATACCATTACCGTCTGTAGATCTAAAATTTATAAAATCCCCATCACTGATAACTAAGTGTATTTGCTCACTAAAATCCAATTTTCTTGATGTTGAAAAGTCTACCCATGTAGAACCTGAATCAAATGTCATTTGTACTGTTTTATTCCCATTAGTACCAATACTTATTACACATTCTTTTGGTCTGTAATATACTCGTAAATCTTCAGCAAACCATTCTTCATTTTGTAAAAATGATTGGTTGTTGAGTTCTGCTAAAAATTCTAAATGTGGTCTGGTCATGCCAAGTCTCCCCAATCATAATTGTCATAATCTTCTTCTAGATCTAAGATTTCTTCTATCTTGTTAATCAATACAATATAATCTTTCTTTCCTTTGATTGTAACTGATTCAGATATGTTCTTTGATTTTGAACCTATGAATGTTGCATTTGATCTTACATTTCTTGATCCTGAACCTGTAACAGTATCTATAGTATGCATACTATTGACTACGCCTTTATAAGATACTGCTTGTGACGTACTCTCGTATGCACTTGCCCTTACGACTATCTGTTCGGAATTTACAGGAAGTCTTGTAGTTCCTCGTAGCTGTATAGTTCCTTGTATGTGCTGAGTTTCTGGAAATGATATTAGTTTCTTTCCTGGCTTGTCAACTTTAGGAGTGACATCTAATATATAGTCATCTGAATAACTCAGATACGAATAAGGCATTATCCTATGAATACGTCGCCTGAAAATTCAAACTTTGTTAACAATGGCTCTCTGCTGTCTAGTTTAGGAGTCCAATAAACAAATACCTCTTGTACCTCGTTTGGTTTTAAGGTGTCAGGTATCTCGAATCTTAATTCAGGGTTTGCATTTTCTACTTTGATGTTGTGAACAGACCATTGAGTGTCAGTGTTTTTCATATACATTGTGTATTTGGTAGTTTCTCCTAATGACACTCTGCCTAGATCTACTGATTCTACAAGGTTGTCTGTTTGTTTATCTGTGTAAATCCTAATCATTTTTCAAACCTCGTATAAAGTTCAATATTTCCTCAGTGTTCTTTCTCTTTTCTGCCCTGTCTAGTTCTTCTCTAAGGTTTACCATTTCCAACAGTTTTTCATTAGTGTCATTGTCTTTAACGGAAGTGTTTTCAGGTTCGTCTCTTGTGTCTTGCAACTGATTAGTTGGAGTTACTGATGTTATAGGTGGCTCGTCTGCCATGTCATTCTCGTTTATGTTTATGCTGGTGTTGCCAATGAACCACTTTCTTGCCTCTGACCTTTTGATCAGGTTGTCTCTAAATGAGGTAGTGACATCTGCTATGGTTGCCTCTTGTTTCTGAGGTGTCTCAAAGAACAACTGTATGTCCTTTGCTTTTACGTTCTTGCCATGTTTTTGAAGATAAGGAATTACGATTTTCATCTTGATTTGGTTTGCCAATCTTGACTGTATTCTTTTGACCTTTCTTGTAAGTACGGAATCTGTACTTTCTGATGCTGCTCTAGCAGTAAATCCTGCGTTGAAGAACTGTAATGGGAATTTAGATCCTGGCTCTAGCAGGTCCCTTTGTATGTGATCAATGTAACCCTCAAACTTGCTGTTACCTGCTGACTCTATAATCTTGACATCAAACTCCTTGTCTGTAACTATCTTTGATCCATGTCTCATCTTCTTTAGTGCATCTGCCTGAGTCTTGATAAACTGCTCTCCTGCATCTGCAAAGTGGAACATTACTGTAGGATCTGCATGACCTTCAAATATCTTTGGCATGGCATCTTCCATCTTCTTCATCTGTATCAATGGAGAATCAAACATCTCTCCTGTATCTGGATTAGTGTAAGTTGATAATACTGAATGGTGCAATCCTCTGCCAAATGGCTCTCTTGCAACGTTGGTTAGTTTGAAATGACATACCTCAGAAGGTCTTAGCTTGATGTCCTGATCATTAACGTGCTGTAAATAGTATTTTACATTACCTTTCTTGTCTCTTACTATGCTTTCAACTGTAGTTACTGGAACCTCTATCCATTCTGAGTAGCTAGGGTCATGTTCAAAGAACATATTGCCACATCCCAGATAAGAATACAGTGCATCTTCTAATTGTTCATCCCAGTTGATTGTTTCAAGCCATTCGTTGACCATATCTGCTACAGATTCCTTTTTTGCAGTTATTTTTAGTCCTTTTCCGAGTATCATTTGAATATATGTCTCGTTTGACAAGTTTAATCTAGGATCTTGGTTAATTGCGTTAATAGTTTCAACAAATGGTCTGTCTGGAGACAGTTCATCTTGATAATCTGACTCATTTACCTCACTTTTGTGATTAAATGCCTCAATAACTCTGATAGAACCCTCATATTTCTCTTTTATTGGTGTGTTTTTGGGTAAAACAGGTGTTTTTGAGTCAGAAACAGCCTTATTTACGGTAAAAATGTCTGCCATGTAGCATTTTGTAGTTGTTTTTGTATAAAGTGAAGTAATTTAAGGCATCAATTAGGTAATTTCAAGTACCTTGCTTGCTTTTGAAAGGTTTCTCCTTTCTTATCACAAAGTTCTAGCCTTATACGATCATGTTTTTTACAATTAAATATAATAAAAATGTTACTAATCGTGTTCAAAGTATATTTGATCAGAACCGTTAACACCTACGCAGGTTAATCTTGTACCTGCTACCTCTAATCTTAGCCTAACTACGTATGTTCCTGTCACAACAGGAGCTAGTCCTTCTCCAAACCTTACAAAGAATGTTCCGTCTGCATTTAGTGTGACGTTTTGCTGATTGGAAAATATAAGTTCTCCTCTGTTGTCTACTATTCTGAATGTACCTGTAAATCCTGATATGTCTCTTGGCGTAGTCAGTCTGTTGTCATCATATACTGTTCCTGACAAGTCATATGTTGCAGAGTCAGTAAAGTCTCGCTGACCCCAAACGTTCTGGTCCATTTTTAGGTACAAAACCATATACTTTATTTATTATAAGCTATTATAGAAAGTATATGCTGGCAGCACATACTCCTGCACCTGAATATCCTATGGTTCGTAACGAACAGTTGGATGAATTGCAACAAAATCACATTTATGAGATATGTACTTTTCCAATGCACTTACCTGACGAGGTTTGTATGAATATGCTAAGGGCAAACACTGATCCTAACGTCATATTATATGTTGCACTGATGAAAGGCATTACGCCTATTGTCACAGTAGGGGATCACAAGGCATTTGTAGCAGACTTTAGCAAGCCAAAGCAAACCAAGAGAGAACGCAAGTTGCCTAGATTTGGCTCAAAGGTAAAAGACAAGTTAGAAAACACATTAAGACTAAAGCGTTTATCCCACTCCAGCAAGAGTTCCTGATCCCATTTTGTAATAGTATAGTGCAAGCAGAAACGCATCTCCAAGATCAAACGGATTCTGTCTTGTCTTGTCCGTTCCGCCTTTCTTGCTGAACTTGATTGTCATCAGTTGCATCTTCAGTTTCTTAAATGACGGATGAATCTCTACGTTCTGAAAGTCTATGTTGTTTGCAGCATAGTTTAGCATCTTCTCTCCGTACTGTGCAAACGATATAGCCTGTACGTTCATTCTGTACTTGTCTCTGAGATCCCTTATTCCCTCTGTCCAAGAACCGTCTACAAACATACGCTTTGTCTTGTATTTTTCAGACAACATTCTGATCTTGTTGATAATGTCAATGTAGCTGGCTCTCTCAAAGGCATCTGCATAGATGACTGACTTTTTGCCTTTGCGTTTTTGCATTATGCATATTCCAAACTCTGAAGAACCGAATCCTGGATCTATGCCAATAACCCTGTCGTTAGTATCGTCATCATTTTGCCATTCGTATTCCGTTCCGCAGCAAAGCTCTATGCCCTCTGGAGAGAATATGTCTCCTACGTTCTTACCCCATACTCCAAGATACTCCCTTTCGTAGCTTCTTGCCTGTGAAGCCTTTTCTAAGTATGATGGCGTGAAGATAGATGTTTTAGTTTGCGTATCTTTTTTAAGACCTGCTTCAACATAGAAATGGAATCTTTCGTATATTGTCTTTTCTGATCCTGTTGCAGGCTCTTGCATAATGTCGTAAAAAAAGCCTCTCGGTTCCTCTCCTGCTGTAGATACCCAAATAACCCAAGAATTTGACTTTCCAATATATCTCTCTCCGACGGTTCTAACGATTGAATCATCTCTAAGTTTGAAGAAAGCGGCTTCGTCGCCAAAAAAGACACTAACCTTTGGTTTACCTCTAGCTGAATGGATGTTATTCGAGGGATAACATTTAACTCTGCTTCCGTTAATGTCGACTTCGTATGCTCCATGATCTACATATCCCAAACCTTTCTTCTGTAAAAAGCCTTTCGCCCTGAGTATCAAGTCCTGTGCCAGGTCGACGTTAGGTCCTGTAATTATCATGGCTTCCTTTCCGCTAAACCAGCTGTCTGTAAGACTTTTCCATACTACCCACAGCAACACAAACTCTGTCAAGCCAAGTCCTGTCGCCTTGTAAACACAAAACCACTTGCAGGGATTTGTCCTGTCTTGTTCTAGTTCTTCCATCTGCATCTTGTCTAGTATCTCCTGTTCATACTTATAGCATGGATGATATATGCCGTCACGTTCTGGACCGCCATTGGGATAGAATATGTAGTGCCAAAAACAGCAATCAGCAGACTGTGACAATGAGTCCTTGCACCAGAATGTCATAGGCACTGTAGGTGCATCTCTGGTTGCTGCATTTGATATTATTTGTAAAGTGTTCTTACTGGCTAACCCCATGATCCTCTACCTTTGGCATTGGCTTTGCTGGTCTGAGCTTCTCTCTTTCCATCTTTAGTTTCTTGACCTGCAACGGTAATGCAGAGTCCTGCAACATCTTAAATGAATCCAGTTTAATCTCATGTCTGAATCTTGCCATCTTTAGATACAGCTCCTTGTCCATGTCATCCAATCCTTTTTCTTTCTCATGTGACATCAGTGTCTGAATGTCAGCAACATCATGCTCAAATCCTGTCCTTGCCCTCATAAACTCTCCTATGTACGTGTCCATAGCATCTTCTGATATGCTATTTTCCAGATCCTTTTCTATCTGCTTGATATGATAGTGTACTCCAGCAGGACTTGTCTTGCCAAACTTTGACATAAGTTCTGTATCTTTGTTTATCTTGTTTGCAATCCCATATGCGTTCTCGCTGAAAAACATCCACTGATTGAATATGTAATCGTGAAACTCCTTTGAAAGATCAGGTCCTCTGGTTCTAGTCATATACACCATCACTACAATCTACTACTGAACCACAGTTTCCGCATATCTGATGACAGACTGTCATCTTGTTCATTACCTCGTCACATCTTGCACAATTCATAGTTTGCCTGTTCTCTCCCATCCACGATATGCTTCCTCTACTTCGCACGTCAAACATGAATCAAAAAAACATGGCTTGCCACATCTTCTGCAAGTGTTGATTTCTCTGAGATAGTCTTTTCCAGAAAATGATTTTTTCAAGCCGTTGATAAACCCCTCAAGTAATTTCATCAATAAACCTCTCACATACTCTTTTTGCATCATGAATGAGAAGTAAATGTGGAGACAAAGTACCTCCATCCTTGTCATGAACTGTCAATCCCAATGCCAAAGCCTGTATTCCTGTGCAAGACGGATCAGGCAAAGACACAGGTTCGGCATCATTTGTAAATTTCCAGTCAACATAATGCTTGTACTGTGATAAAAAATCAGGCATATCCTCGTATCTTATGATGTTTCCAGGATTGCGTTCGTAATACTGTATGTCAGGGTACTTTTCCCTGATTCGTTTTTCTACAATGTCTCTTTGATAGGACCTGTTGATTGCTATCCATCCATAGCCTTCCACATCAGTCTTGAAAAGTTCCCTGTCACAAGGAGCTGGCAAGTGTATTGCAAATGGCAGTTTCTCTAGCAGGTCAGAAGTCGTGACAAAGCAGGGGTATTCCTTTACTGCCTCTACCTCTGTCTGCTCCATGCTTCTTAGCTTTGAGCCATGAAATATCAGCACGACTTTGTTTTTTGGAAAATTTAATTTAAACTCTGAATAGTCATGTATCACTATCTTGTCATATGATGTCTGTATGTCCTCTGCCCTTTTGATCAGACTTTGCAAGTCTTTGAAAGTTTCTGTAACGCCATAATACTCGTGGAATCCCATAGTGTCAAACTGTTCCAACTGCAATACCTTGTCGCCAGCACCGTACTGGCACATGATCTCTGCAACACCTGCCATGCTGAACAAATGTAATATACGCACAAGACTTTTATTTAACTACGGTTAATAAAGCATATGCCAGCAGCAAAAGGTGTAGATCCAGGAGTTTCGTCATATGAGACACACAGTTTTTGTACTCAATGCGGAGAATGGAGAATAGACAAGCCGTTCAGATGTCCTCAGTGCAAACAAAAATGCAGAACAAGGGCTAGGTATGTAAAGGGAGGAAGTCTTGCGAAAAACTTGCAACGTATGCAGCAAAAAAATATCGCTAACTAACAAGTATCATAAACAGAATTGGTACGGACTTTGTAGGGTTTGTTTGTATAT